TCTGGGACGCTAAAATCTATACGCCTTCTGGCGTGTTGAATCTATCCGAACAGTTTAAAGCCTATCAAAAGTTACGGACAGAAAAGAAAACAGCTATACCATATCCTTGGCGCGGCTTAAATAAAAAGCTAGAAGGTCTTAGGGCGGGTGAGTTAGTCACACTTACAGGCGGTACTGGTCTTGGCAAGTCTTCTGTCACTCGTGAGATCGAACACTGGTTGATTGAAAACACCGAAGATAATGTAGGTGTTGTGGCTCTTGAAGAGAACTGGTCACGCACTGCCGAAGGTATCATGGCAGTCGAGGCTAACGCTAAGCTACACCTTGACAGTGTTAAGTCTCAGTACACGGAGGAACAACTAGACGAGTGCTTTAAGAAAGTGTTTATGGGCGAGAACGAGGGGCGCGTTTGGATTCACGCACACCACGGAGTCAATAACCTTGAAGACATCTTCAGTAAGCTACGCTACATGATCATAGGTCTAGATTGTAAATGGATTGTAGTTGACCACCTTCATATGTTAGTTCTATCAACCCTTGAAAATGACGAGCGTAAAGCTATCGACCAGATCATGCATCGACTCAGGACTATGGTAGAGGAGACAGGCTGTGGTATGATACTAGTGTCACACCTCCGCAGGGTTGAGGGCAATAGAGGCCACGAGAACGGCATCGAGACAGGGCTTAATCACCTTAGAGGTAGCCAGAGTATTGCTCAGCTAAGTGATTGTGTTATCAGCCTTGAACGCAACCAACAATCAGACGATGAGATAGAGGCATCGACCACCAAGGTTAGGGTGCTGAAGTCTAGGTACACTGGAGATGTTGGCGTTGCTACTAACCTGTTGTATGATGGCGCGACAGGGCGTCTACGAGAGTTGGATGATTATGACGCGGCTCAGTTTGACGGAGAGATCATATGAGTAAGAAGTGTAACAAGTGCGGGGAGGTTAAGGAGCTTGAGGGTTTTTATAAAAGAAAGAATGCCAAGGACGGACATGAGTACACCTGTAAAGTATGCACTAAGTCTAAGACTAAAGCTTGGTACGAAGCTAACAAAGAAAGAAAAGCTATCACGGGCTTAGCTTGGCGCGAAGCAAACAAAGAAAAAGATCAGGCTTATAATAGTTCTTGGCGCAAAGCAAACAAAGAGAAAAGAGCCCTTGCAAGTAAGGCGTGGATAAAAGACAACCCTGAAAGAGCGCGGGCTAATTGGAAAGCTTGGCGAGAAATAAACAAAGAAAAAGCGGCGGCTAAGAACAAGGCTTGGCGAGAGGCCAATCCTGAAAGGGCGCGGGCCGCCGTTAAAGCTTGGCATCAGGTACACCCAGACAGACGAAACGCAAGCGGAGCTAAGTACAGGGCCGCTAAGATTAAACGTACAGTTCCTTGGGCTGACCTTGTGAGTATACAAGCTATATATTCAGAGGCCAAAAGATTGACAGAAACAACAGGAGTCAAGCACCACGTTGACCATGTTATACCTTTACAAGGTGAGCTAGTGTCAGGCTTGCACGTTGAAAGTAACCTACAAGTGCTTACAGCCCAAGAGAACTGTAGCAAATCAAATAAATTTAACACTAACAACTAGGAAATACTTATGAGTAATTTAGTATTTGATATAGAAGCAGACGGCTTAGACCCCACGAAGATACATTGTATCGTGGCACAAGACGTTGATACAAAGGATGTGTTTACGTTCGACAACACGCAACTAGAGCAAGGCTACGGACTACTGCGCTCTGCAACTAAACTGATCGGCCACAACCTGATAGGCTATGACATCCCTGCAATTAAAAAGGTTGCCGGAATTGATTTGTTTGACAAGAAGATTGTAGATACCTTAGTGCTATCACGACTCTTCAAGCCAACACGCGAAGGCAACCACGGACTTGAAGGTTGGGGCTATCGTCTAGGCTTTAAGAAAGGAGACTTTGGTGATCAGGAAGATGCATGGGAGCAGTATACTCCAGAGATGTTAGAGTACTGCAAGAACGATGTGTTGCTTAATACTAAAGTCTATGAAGCACTCAAGCTTGAGAGCCGTGGGTTCACGCCACAGTCAGTGCAGATAGAACACGCAGTAGCTAAGATCATTGATCAGCAACGCACCAACGGCTTTGTCTTAGACCTTGAGAAAGTTATGGGTTTAGTGGCTATGTTTGAAACCAAGCTACACGATCTAGAGCAGGAGGTTCACGAAGAGTTCCGGCCTGTAGTCACCACTCAGATACTGACACCTAAGTTCACAGCGACAGGTGCAGTAGCTAAGACAGCAACCGATCAGCACGGTAAGGGTACAAGACTGACAGACGAGGAGTACGAGAAGCTTTCATTAGATATAGATTGTAAGCCTATCGCACGTAAAACTGAAACGCCTTTTAACTTAGGGTCACGCAAGCAGATTGGCGAGTACCTAATTCGTTTTGGTTGGAAGCCTCAGAAGCATACACCTACAGGTCAACCCATTGTAGATGAGTCAACTTTAAATAAGGTTAGGAACATACCGCAGGCCGCATTGATTGCTAAGTATCTTATGTTGCAGAAACGCTTGGCTCAAACTAAGAGTTGGATCAAGGAACTCAACGAAGACACTGGCAGGGTTCATGGGTACGTCAATCCTAACGGTGCAGTGACATCGCGTATGACACATTCACATCCTAACATGGCTCAGATTCCTAGTAGTTCGTCACCGTTCGGCGAAGATTGCCGATCTTGTTGGACTGTTCCAGAGGACTATCGTCTGGTAGGGATTGATGCTTCAGGCTTAGAACTTAGGATGCTTGCACATTACTTAAACGATGAGGGCTATACTAATGAAATACTTAACGGAGATATACACACCGCTAATCAGCGCCTTGCTGAACTTGAATCAAGAAGTCAGGCGAAAACTTTTATCTATGCCCTCCTATACGGAGCAGGAGATGCAAAGCTTGGGTCTGTGGTTGGACGAGGTAGAGCGGTTGGGAAAGGACTTAGACAACGCTTCTTTGATAATCTCCCATCATTTAAAAAGCTTACAGACAGAGTACAACGAGAAGCTTCAAGCGGATTCGTTAAAGCACTAGACGGACGTAAGCTCACGGTGCGCTCAGAACACGCGGCCTTAAATACTTTATTGCAGGGAGCAGGCGCAATAGTAATGAAGAAAGCGTTAATAATACTAGACGAGAAGATAAAGAACCACGGATACGATGCTAAGTTTGTAGCCAATGTACACGATGAATGGCAGATAGAATGTCACCTTGATGATGCAGTAGAGGTTGGTAAGCTAGGTGTTCAAGCTATTAAAGAAGCAGGGTGTATGTTTAATTTAAATTGTCCACTGGACGGAGACTATAAAGTCGGGGAGAACTGGAGTGAAACACATTAATACTGAAGGACGCTCGTTAGAAAACAAAACTCGTTTAACGATAAAAGGTCATCGTTATCGTGTTGGCAACCCACAGCACCCTTATTACAAGCTGTATAAATTAAAAGGGTTTGAAGCTGTGTATGAGGCTATGGGTATACTTACTTATAAGGCTCATATTTTAGGTGAAAAAGTAAAGAGTTTATATAATCAAAATGTTCAGGGTCACGTATACATAATATCAAACCCTGCGTGGAAAGGTTGGTTCAAAGTTGGCATGGCTGTTGACGCTAAGGACAGATGTTCTAGTTACCAGACTTCATCGCCCTTTAGAGATTATAAGGTTTGTTATTCTAAATACTTTGAAGACAGGCGAGAAGCTGAGAGACTCGTTCACTCCGCGCTAAAAGAAAATAAGATTGAACACGCTAACGAGTGGTTTAAAACAGACCTTAAAACTATAACGAATGTAATTAAAAATATAAAGGACGTTCAGCATGAAGCTTAATACTATAGTACCTGACATCTACAAACACCTTGAAGGACTATCAGACGGTAAGCCTTTGCCGCTAACAGAAGAAGATATTGACAACACTCTTGTTGGAATTAAAGAAGCTCTAATGTCTTGGGCAGTTCCTTCTGATCGCAACAAAGACTTCACGGTTCGTATGTCTAATGTAGGAAAGCCATCGCGTCAGTTGTGGTATGAAAAGCGTGACCCTGCGGGGCGTGGCGGTATTGATGGGCCAACGCAAATCAAGTTCCTGTACGGCCACTTGCTTGAAGAGATTGTGTTGATGCTTGTGCGGATGTCCGGCCACAAAGTAACAGACGAGCAAAAAGAAGTTGAAGTTAAAGGCATCGTAGGCCACATGGACTGTAAGATAAATGGCGAAGTGGTGGATGTTAAGACCGCATCTCGCTTTGCGTTTAACAAGTTCAAGGACGGACGCTTATCACAAGACGATCCTTTCGGATACCTTGGTCAGCTTGCGGGCTACGAGGCGGCAGAAGGTACTGACAATGGCGGGTTCTTGGTGCTGAACAAAGAGAGCGGTGAGTTGTGTATGTACGTGCCTGACGATCTTGATAAGCCCAACATTAAAACCTCTATTAGTCAGCTATTGCCTGCATTAGAGCTTGACTCGCCCCCAGAATTATGTTATACTCCCATACCTGATGGCAAGAAAGGCAACATGAAACTTCCAAAGGGTTGTAGTTGGTGTAAGTACAAGCACGAATGCTACAAAGATGCTAACGATGGACAGGGTTTACGTACCTTTAAATACTCAAACGGACTCGCATACTTGACAGAAGTTGTAGTCGAACCTAAAGTAGAGGAACTACTAGTATGAATGGCAAGAAAGCTAAGCGGATTAGGAAGCACTCAGGCGTTATTATAGTTGATTGGTTGCGCTCGTTGCTCAGTGAAGAAGAAGGACAGGGCGTTACTGTTGATAACTATAAAAACTTTATGCCTGAGCAGACTCACTACATGGCGCAAAGAACTATGCATCTTAACGCCTATCATCCTAAGTGGGTCTGTAATAAGATAACTAAGATTATTAAATCAAACCCTCACCGCGTAATAGAAACTATCACATTAGGAGAAGTACAATGAAAATTGAACAGATGATCATAGCTACAGGAAGTTTTTTATTTAACAGTGATAAGTCTATTACAGATATAGACAACGAGTTTCTAGAAGACTTGCGGCTCTTGATAGATGCGGAACTAGAGCGCAGGGAGGCTGTACTTCATTGAATAAGATTAAGAAGGGCTACCGCAAACAACGAGTCAAGCGTCCTGTAGAAAAGAATCTTGTTAAAGGTTACGACTCTAATTGGGAGTATGAATTACATTCAGGCATCCTTGATGGTTGGAGTTTCCACACCGACAAAGTTCCTTACACCGTTGAGCATAACTATCACCCAGACTTTATCCGCGAGGTTGAGGGCAAGAAGATTCTGCTTGAAGCCAAGGGTAGGTTCTGGGACTACGCAGAGTTTAGCAAGTACATCTGGATTAGTAAGACACTGCCCGAAGATACAGAGTTAGTGTTTCTGTTTGCGAATCCAAGTGCGCCAATGCCACAAGCTAAACGTAGAAAAGACGGCACTAAAAGAAGCCACGGTGAGTGGGCAAGTGCTAACAACTTCAGATGGTTTAGCGAAGACACCATCCCTGATAGTTGGATTAACCCCAAGAAGAGGGAGAGTTTTGACTGACTTCAATAGAAAAGACGAGAGGCGCGATAGGTTTTTAAGAAAGAAGAAGTTCAAGAAGATTAGTTCTTCTTCTAAATTAAAAGATACTAGGCGCAAAGAACCTACAATTAACTTATACGAAGAGATAGCACATGAAAAGATTAAATGATGCAACACCCGCAGATTGGGATAGAGTAGCTAAAGAACATCCTGCACTTGAGCCTTACAAGCCTTACGTTGATATGGCTATGCAAGAAGCACATACACTAAGTGAGGATGTTGTCAACAATCCAAAGCACTACAACACTGGCAACATTGAATGCATCGAAGCCATTGAAGAGTCAATGTCTAGCGTAGCTTTCAAGGGGTATCTCAAGGGCAACTGTATGAAATACCTTTGGCGCTACGACTATAAAGGCAAGCAAGTAGAGGACTTAAATAAGGCTACGTGGTACTTAAATAAACTAACAACAATTGTCACCAAGGAGAACACTTAATGGATCAGTACCAAGAATTTATACACAAGTCACGCTACGCACGTTGGATACCTGAACATAATCGAAGAGAGACATGGACAGAAACAGTGTACCGCTATGTACAGTTTTGGAGAGATCGTGAACAGATTACCGTGACTGAAGGACAGAAATTATACGATGCAATATACAATCTAGAGGTTATGCCTAGCATGAGATGCATGATGACAGCGGGGGAAGCACTCGACAAAGACAATGTTGCAGGGTTTAACTGTAGTTATCTGCACATAGATTCACCGCGATCCTTTGATGAGTTGATGTATGTTCTTATGTGTGGCACAGGTGTAGGGTTTAGCGTTGAACGTAACTTCATAAACAAACTACCTGAGATTGCAGAAACATTTCATACTACTGACAGCGTTATTGTCGTTAGTGATAGCAAGATCGGTTGGGCTTCTGCGTTCCGCGAGTTGATTGCTATGCTATACGCAGGGAAGATTCCTAAGTGGGATATGCACAACGTCCGTCCCGCAGGCGCAAGACTTAAAACCTTTGGTGGACGAGCATCTGGCCCAGAACCCTTAGTAGATTTATTTAATTTTTGTGTTGGTGTTTTCTCAAAAGCCGCAGGCCGCAAGCTAACTTCTATTGAGTGTCACGATGTTGTCTGTAAGATAGCAGACATCGTTGTTGTTGGCGGTGTAAGGCGTTCAGCCCTGATAAGTTTATCTAACCTATCCGACCCACGTATGGCTAAAGCTAAGTCAGGAGATTGGTGGAGAAACGAGGGGCATAGGCGCTTAGCTAACAACAGCGTAGCGTACACAGAGAAGCCTGACTTTGAGTCCT